ATCATTCAGAGTTGGAACTGCTCCAAAACATCTGATGAAAAGATTCAATCCATCTACAATCATAACCTTATCATTAACATCCTTCTTAGGAGTCTCTGATAACTTATTAAACATTTCTTTGTAATTAGATTTCGTGTCCTTCATCGAGTTCTGTTGTATCTGTGTTTGCTGCTTCGGATGCTTCTTTGTATCCTAAGATATATGCATCACAAATTTGTTTATACATTTGCTCCTTTACCTCTGGTCTATCTTCTAAGATTTTAGTGAAACCTTTTGCTTGGAATTTGATTTCCTCACCAGTTGATTCATCAGTCCATGTGTACCATGCTCCACTAATCTGTATCAACTTATATGTTTTCATAGTGTTCAACCACGAACCATATCTATCAATACCTCTATCAAAGTAGATTTCAAAATCAACTGCTCTTAGTGGTGGTCCCATTCTGTTCTTAATGACTTGAACTCTAGTCTTAATACCAACAGTTTGTTCAACACCCCCAACTTTAGAATTGAGTTTACCCATTTGTTTCATTCTCAATCTACAAGATGCATGAAAACCTAATGCTTTCCCACCTGATGTAGTGTAAGGGTCTCCAAAGGATACTCCCAACCTAACTCTAAGTTGATTTGTAAATACAACCAATATTCTCTCTCTACCAATAAGATTTGTAATCTTTCTCATTGCTTTTGAGATAATGATTGCTTTTTGAGTAGCATAACCAGCTTGGTCATAATCAGCTGCCATCTCTACTTTAGTAGTTGCTGCCGCAACAGAATCAACTACTATTGTTACCAATTTATCTTTATTAGATTTTCTAATTGATTCTATAATTGAATCCATAGCATCAAAGATATCTTCTACTGCTTCCAAAGGTACATAAAGTAACTTTTGAGTATCAACACCTAATGCCTCTAAGAATTCTTGGTTAATTGCGTTCTCTGTATCAATATACACTGCCAACCCACCCTTCTTCTGAGTGTTTGCTAATGTATGTGCTGCTAACAGAGATTTTCCACTCGCTTCTAAACCAGTAACCTCTACAATACGTCCAACAGGAAATCCACCATTAGGTCGATTTGATATAGCTAAATCTAACATATCATCTCCAGTAGACACCCACTCAGTTAAATCGGTGGGTGTCTGTTCGGAGCCATCAAGAAAGTAAGCTACTTTTGCTTGTCCTTTGAACTTCTTATTAAGGTTATCAGCTAATAGCGATGATAATTCATCACGATTTGTTTTAGCCATTCTTAATGTTTTTAGTTATTGAATAAATCCTCAAATGCATCTTTTACATCTGTGGTTGTAGAATTACTCGTAGCTGCTGCCGGTGCAGGTGCTGCTTGAGTAGTGTTTTGAGTTGGTGTAGATTCTTCTTCTTTAGAATCATCCCCTACAGTACCATGCTCCATCCAAGTTTCCAATAAACCTTTCATATCATCATAAGTATATTTCTTAAACATACCTGGTAATTCAATTTGGTCTTTTACTGATTCTAATACAGTCTTATCTTCAGTAATTGGAGTTTGGTTCGGTTTAACTCTGATATAAGTTTCAGGATAGTTTTTACCTAACTCTTTAGCGGTTTTAAACTCAACAGTAATATCTCTACCACTAGTCGGGTCTGTTAAATCACCATAATCTGGGTCTGCGAAGAAAGCAAGTAGTTCTTGATACACAGTCTTACCAAATCCCCAAAATTTGATTCCTTCAGATTCCTCACCTCTAACGATAACAGGAACATAAGTTCTCATTTTAGGAGTAAGTTGTTTTGAAAGATTCCAATCGTTTCTATCACCAGTCGATTTCAATTGGTCAGCGAACTCCACTAATGGGTCTGCTTCACCATGTGTTTGAGGTGATAGAATATTCTTACCACCAAAGTTGTAGTGGAAAAATAATTCGATAAATGGATTTGATGGATTGTGAACGTAAGGAACGATTCTTACTTGTTGCTTGCCAGGTTTTGGCTTCCATAGGTTGTCAGTTTTTGTAGTTTTCGTCTGTAAACTGTCCAGACGGTTTCGGATTGCATTTAAGTCAATTGCCATAATTTACCTTTTTTTAGTTATTATTAATTATTATTTAAACAAATATACGAAAGTTTTTCCAAACTTCCAAATTATATTTCACTTTTTATTTCAACACCACTATTTAATCCCATGTGTTGATATGGTACTAATATACAACAAATATTTCAAACTACCAAATATATTTTGATTTATTTACAACAATCACATTGATTGTTCGAACCACAAGATGAGCTACACTCTTCTTTTGCTTCACAAATACATTCGGTACAATTACATTTGTTCATATACTATAAATATTAAAATTTTTTAGTTAACATCAACTATTCTGAATAATTTTGTTTTCATTGTTTTGTATCCATCGCCAGCTGTAAGTATGATTGAGTTTCTATACTCATTCCAATCAACTTGATACGATTTATCTTCTACTCCACCATTCAATTCTTTAATCAAACGATTCAGAGCGTTGATTGTATAGATTGTATTAGATTCTTTTTTTCTATGTACCATTATACTATTAGGTAAAAATCGATTTTCTCTATTTGGTATAATATTGTAACTAATTACCAATTCTTTAGATGGTTCTAATTTCAGTATGAATATCTTTCTACTGAATAGTTGGTATCCATCAAAAATCTTAGTTAACAACTCTTCAAACGAAGATTCAGTTGTAAACGTACATAGTAGTTGCGTTCTCACTCATTCTCTCCGTATTAATTTAATGTATTCTTTTTAATGTAAGCCATATCCACTACTTTTGAACCTTCTATTACAAAAGATGCCCCAAGTGTACTATTAGTTCTCATAGTTACCATATTATATTTAGGTGTTTGTGTTTTTGAATCCAAATGACTTAACATAAGACATGTAATATTCATATAACCCTTACCACTTTGTTCTGTACTAGATACTATAAGTACATGCTCAGGCATATCAGTAAACGCAGATACACGCTCTTCTACAAATTCTTTACCTGTCTTTAAGAAACTCCAAGCAGTTCCACTTCCATCTGGTTTTAATCCAAATACTTTTACTAATGGTAATGATGTTCTTCCAAAGTACATTTCCTTTTCTAACGCTAACATATCTGTAAACAATGTTTCTAAATCTTTCTTTTGAGCAGATACTCCACCTAACATTTGATTTATACAATAATATGCTTTTGTGTTAGCCATTAACTTTCTAACCAAATCTGGAGTATATTTTTTAGTTACAGGAAATGTACTAGCTCCTACTGCCGCTATACCTGCTTTTGTTGATTTAGTTAAAACTTTTTGAAATTCTGATTGAACATTTGAATAAACCAAATTCATAGCGTTAGCATCTTTAGCTACTGCCTCAACTTTATCATCTAAGGTTATTTTACCCTTTTTCTCTAAAAGTAATTCTTCATTAAGATACTTTTTATCTACTTTAAGGTTCATTATGAAATCATCAACTTTCTTTTCTGCTTTCTTTTGATTTTTCGTTAAACCTTTTAGATTAGTTTTAAAGTAAGATTGAAATCTATTACCAATTTGGTAAATTTTATCAACTATTTTTTTACCAACTGATTTTACAAACTCCAACCCTTTATTAAATAAATCTTTTAATCCCTCATCTAAAATAATTTGTGAATTCTCATGTAAGTACATATTGAATAAATCATTATTAGATAACATTCCAAATGCCGATGAGAAATCCGAAGTAATTTTTCCTAATTGAGCGTTATCTGCTGCTTGTTTTAGTGAAACTTGAAAGAACTCTTCACCACTAGCTAATCTACATAATCCATTAGCTTCATATGAAATCTTTTCGGATTCCATATTTTTTAAGAATGAACCAGGATTACCTTTTAAGATAATACAATCTGCTGTATTCTTTTTACCACCCTCAGTCTTTGTATATGGGTTTTTCATCTCAGCTGTATAGTAATCTTCTATACTTTTGTGAATTATACTATAACCCTTTATTCCTTTTGTTTGACAGAACTTATCCATACCTGCTGCGATAGCACATACCTGAATAACATTGGGTAGTGATGCTTTACTTAACTTACTCACTAACACATTACTAATCCAATCTTGTCCAGTTAGTGTTGCCGCTACATCATTTTTAAATTTAGTAACTAATGATGGAAGTTTATCACCTGCATCTTCTTTCCCTTTAAGTTCATTAAATTGTTTTAAATAGTTATCAGCGTTCATATAAACACCTAATAGTGCTGCTGTTTCTTTACCATCTGTATCTAAATCGAATGTGTTATTATCTTTATAGTGATTAAACCACCCACCTATTTTACTAGCCGAACCCATACAGTGGTAAACATTTCCATTTTTATCTTTTAAGTAAACTTCTTTACTACCACTAGTACCAACCTTAAATACTTTATCTGTTTTTCCTACTTTTTCTGCAGGCATTACCATCATTGGTGCACCATCTTCTAAGTTAGATGCAAATCCTTTTTCACCTGATTTACCCCACATTACTTTGTGGCCCATACCATATTTATCGTTAAATATACTTGCTTCACTAAGTATAGAACCTATTTCAATTAATAAGTTTTCTTTTAATTTGTCTTTTTCGTAAGCAGTGAGCGAACCTTTTCTGATAGCATCGATATCTTTTTCATCAGCATCTTCTTCGCTATCTCCATCTGAATCTTTTGTATCTTTTTCATCTTTTTCTTCCTCTTCTTCTATTGGTTCATCGTAATCAATAGCACCATCTTTATCATCATCTTCATCACTATGTAAATGTGCCGATACTGCTGTATCATTTGTTCCAACCTGCATTCCTGATTCTCTATTTCCACCTAAATGAAAATTAGTAGGAGTTTTAACTGCAGATTCTACGATGTATTCGATTACTTCTGAATCGAAATTGTATTCTTCTTTTAATATTTTTCGTAAGCCGTTTAATGATTCTTCGGATAAAGGGTCTGTAAGTTTATTACCCATTTCTACCCACCATAACCTAGCTACTTCGTTAAGAAATTCTTTCATATTGTATCCATTGTTTCTATATCGATAGAATTCATTTTAGAATAACTATCTCCGAGTTCTATCTTTGTAGGGAATCCATTCCCCTCTATAAGTATCTTTAAATTCTGTAAACTATCAAATTCATCAGAATGTATATCCAATAAATATGAATCATAAGTATATAAAACCATTTTTGAGCGTTTATCTTCCAAAAACTCCATTACTTTACTTAAAATCATCATATTTAACTCTGTTTCAGTTGCCTGTAACATATAATTGAATAATTTGTTAGCATTCATATCATTTAAGTTCTCTTTTGAGAGTTTTCTACCTAAAGGTGTTTCTATATAACCTCTACGATTAAACTCCATCCACATTTTATCGATTTTGTGTGAAACTTTTGAGAATAAGGGAATATGTAGATATTCCTCTTGCACTCCACCATATAATTGCCTAAACGTTATTCCTTTTGAATCACCATAAGAAACCCCATACATATCTGCTAGGGTTTGGTGTCCACTCACATCCATCGGAATTGGTTCACCTACCATCTTACCAATAATACGTGGGTGATAGGCATCGTAATCGAATTGTACCAATTTACCCCCATCGAACCTACTAACAAACCTATCCCTACTACCATCATCTTTATTAAGTGCAGCATAATTTACCCCACCCCAATTGGTGGATGGACGGGATGTTGTTGTGAACGGATGATATTGAGTCCACTCTAACCCATTTGTAGTATGTATCCCATTTCGTTCCACTAAGTTTAGCGGCTTTATATAGAAATTTGAAAATTTCTTCACACAATCCGAATCCCAACCCAAATCGTAATATTGTAGGAACTCATTTCTCACATCTCTTATCATTTCTATATGTTTAGATATTGGAATAAGATTATTAACTCCTTTGAACTCACCGAATCTACGATGGTAGAATGTATGTGTTGGTGTTGGGGAAGATTTGAGTTGGGAATTCGATTGTAAATATTTTATTAATCCTGCATCAACTGAATTATCTAGCTGAAGAATGTTTAGAAATGATTTATTATCGTAAACGTAGGATTCGTTGAATTTAAAGGTAAACTCATCTAATGTGGTTGTATGGTTATCAATATTTTTTAAGTTGATTAGAACCTCTGTATCGTTGGTTATATCGTATATGTATAACATAGATAATCCATCTATACAAGGATGTATAGCCTCACTCTCCCATATAGGATGAATGTAGACCTTATCCATTGTGATGTTACCACTACTTAGAAATTTAACCATATGTAAATATACGAATTTATTTTGAATTATCCAAACAAACTTTACATTCTTTTCCTAAATATACTTTTGTGTT